GCTTCCGAACCTTCCCACCCGCACGCGACAACCCGACCCGACCACATAGCTTTCCAGTCGGCATCGGGGTCTTCGGCTTCCCCCTGATAGATCGTCAGGGTGACGACGAAATTTGGCGGATAGACACGGAACATCTCCGCAATGGCGTTATTCCGGGCCAACCGAATCTCCAGACTAGACCTGTCCAATGTTCCTGCGTTATTGGTCGTTGCCCGTTCGATTGGTACAGGAAGGTATGTCTCCACACCCTTGACGACCGGATGTTCCGCGTCGGTAAACAGGTGAGTGTGTCCAATTCCGTAGGTGAACTTGTATAGTTCAATCGGTCGACCGAAGAAACGGCTCTTGGTGAAAAAGTCAAACATCGATGTCCTCCACAGTTCGCATGGCTATCCCGATGTTGGCGACCTGATCGGAGGCCCAACTGACTGTCAGGATGTCACTAGCGAGCGTCCAGGCTGGCATCCAGCACACCATCAGCACGTCGGACAGGTTGATCGCCGGCCAGGCGTTTGCGAAGATGATAGGGGTATCACCCGCGACGACCGACATTGACGATACCTCGTTGTAGATCAGCGTGCCGTCAGTCTTGACTACTACCACTTGCCGATATGTCGTGTTGTCGGGAACTGTGGCCCCCTTGGCCGTTAGAGTGTGGCTGCCAGGTGCGATATTGCCGGTCAATTCGAGGTCAGGGTTCCATGTCGGCGCGTAGAATTCGCCGCGCATGCCGCGCATCCGGTCGAAGAAGTTGCGAAGTTCCAGCACTTCGGCACGGGTCTTCCCGAGGTAGGTGGCCTTGACAGACTTCGAACAGAAGTCGATCACCTGATAGTAGGTCGCGGCCCCACGCCCGTAGTCGACTGCTTCGACCGGCCACGCATACTCGATCTGTGGCGCATTCGCCCAATTTGGGCGTTTCAGGAAAACCTCTCGCCCGTTCCACGTTACCGCCGCTGCGGGCGGCGTCAGGGGGGCCAGGCTCGCCGGGATCGCGTCAAAGCGAATCTTCCCCTTGCTGATCGTGTTGACCGGCGTGTCGACCTGCAGCGTGGGCTGCACGAAGCCCCTGTAGGCGTGAAACAGGGTCGTTCCGATAGGCCAGGCTGCCGACAGGTTCGGCGACACAGTGAGCGTCGTTCCTGCTACGTTGGTGACGAGATGTGCGGACACCCCATCGACCGACACGTACTCGCCGTTGCGCATCCACGACTGCACTGCTGACACTTGGACGGTCGTTCCGCCAATCGTCGTCGCGGCAGCCAGCGTCTCGGACTCCGTGTAGTCGGGCATGATGAACTGCTGGTTCTGCTTGCCGAACATCAGTCGGTCGAAGTCGACCATTGGCGACTGGAAATCGAACTCGCAGTAGAAGCGCGGGCTATGACGCAGGGCGCGACGTTGCTCCTTCCCTGACCGGGAAGAAAATGCCTCGGTCTTGTAGGCGTAGTTCGTCGTGTAGTTGCCGCTCCAATCGGGGCGGATCGACCATGCGTTCATCCGAGAGCCTGTTTGAGTGATGCCCGGTTGGCGCGAACGAAGTTGAACAGCGCCTTCTCACCATCGGCGGTGCTGAGTCCTTCGGAAACCATGCTGCCGCTGTCGATGGTATTGATAATCTTAATGGACTGTCCGCCCGCCGTGCCACCGTTATTCACATGGCGCGGGTCATTGGCCGTCAGGACTTCCTCGCCCTTCTGCAGTACCGCAGGCACTTCGTTGGCTTTCAGGCCGGCGATCCCGCCAGTGTGATAGCGGCGGGCATTGGCGAACCATGCCGGCGACACCGCCATCGCCTGACCACCGCTGCCGACCACACCGCCCGCGTGGAACTTGGCGCCGGCTGCTGCTTGGAACAGGGAGCCGAGGAGCGACCCGCCGCCGCCCAACGCCTTGGAGGCTGACATCATCGCGTTGAAGATCGCGGCTTGAGCGATGGCCTTTGCCATTGCGAGCAGGAAGTCGGACAACCATTGCCGTAGCGACTCTTTGAGCGAGCCGAACACGTCGCCGGTTTCCCGAACTTTGTCCAGGAATCCGCTGAATGCCGAGTTCAACGTGTTGCCGAAAATGTTGCCAATGTCGGTTGCGGTGACGACAGCGCGATCCCTGACTTCGGTCAGGTTGGCCTTCAGCAGTTTCAGTTTGTCGATCTGCGCGTCCGCGTTTGGCCCGCCGACGTTCGTCCAGAAGGCGATCATCTTTTCGATGGCTTCGGACAGTTGTGCGTTGACCGTTGTCAGTTTTTCCGACAGATCGGAATAGTTGAACGACGGATCGCCCGCTTGGGCGAGTTTCATCTGCTCGATGATGTCTCGCCGTTGCTGCTCAAGGATCGAAATGCGTTCTTCGCCCTGCTGCTGTTCCTTCTGGAGTTTGACCTGATCTTCCTTGGCCTTCTTCTGCTCCCACAGTTGCCCCGCGACAGAGGCCGCCAGGGTGAGCGAGCGTTCGTCGAGAGTGACGCCGGCCTTCTTGGCAGCAGCGACAGCCTTCTCGACCTCAAGACGGACGAACGTGGAGCGGTCAGGGAGGTTGTTCTGCGCTGTTTCGGCAGCCAGTTCGTCCCGCTTGATGCCGAGCGTTTCCTGAAGGTTGGCGTTGTACTCCAGTTCCTTTTCGTTGCGCCTTTCGATCAGACCGATCTGTTTTTCGACGGCCTTGTTCTGCGCTTCCGGGTCACTGCCCGACTGGAACAGGAACGCCTCCTGATTGCGGCGCTTTGCGTTGACGCCCCCGTTGTCGCCGGCCAGCCCGCGAATGGCGGAAGCGATCTCGTCAGCCGATCCGGTCTTGACCGCTTCGATGATGCGCTGCGGGAGGCTACCGTAATTGTAGGCGATGGAAGTCAGGACGGCTTGCTGTTCGGTCGTGAATCCGTTGAACCGATCTGCCCCGATCTGCCCCTTGACCGTACCTTGGAACTCTCCGATGCGGCGAACCAAGTCCCGGTTGGCGTCCTCGATGCTGACGCTCATTCCCTTCGTGATTTTCTGGATCGACCCGTCAGCCAAGGTGACGGTATCCGAGCCGAAGCCTGCCCGGTAGGCGTTGACGTCCCACTTCGGTTTTCCGATGAAGCCTTCGAAGTTGCGAAGCAGTTTGGCGGACGCCTCCACACTGCTGCTGACGCCCGCGAGCATGGTTTCCAGACCCTTGAACTGCTTGGCGTCGAAGGCGAGTTGTAGTTCGCTCTTGGCCTGCGTCGCAAGGTTCATCAGGCGCTTGTACGCTTCACTGGTCTTGTCCAGCCCCTTGATCGCGTCAGCCGTCTTCAGGATTTCATCGATTTCCTTCAACGACTCCATCAGTTTGATTTCGTCGGTCAGGCTCGGAATCTTCCCGCGCAGAATGTCGATCTGCTCGGCCAGTCGCTTCGACGGGTCGATGGGCTTCTGCATCGCGTCGTCAGCAGTCGACCCGAGGGTCTTCAGGTCGTTGGCGAGCGCGATGATGGCCGGCGACACGCCTTCTACCGACGACCCGGCGTCCATCAGCGCCCTGACCGTCTTGGCAATGGCGGCTTCCGTAGTTGCCGCCTCGCCCGTCACCTTGGAGAAGGCTTTGGCCGCGTCGACGATTGCCGGGTTGACGTTCTTGATCTCGGAAATCTTGCTGATCTGCTCGCGGAACTCGGCCATCGAAATCTTGCCGTCGCGGGCCTGCTGGATCAGTTCGGCGATGTCCTTGCCGATCTCACCCATGTTGCCTCGCTTCAGGCTGATCGTGCCACCGAGCCGGCCGGAGAACTTGTCAATCGCCGAAAGCTTCTGTTCGCTAAACTGCTTCAACAGGTCGTCAAGGTTCGCCTTGATGTCGAGCGTCGTCAGACCCTTCAGCGAGTCGACCCACTTGCCGCCCTTCTTCGCAGCCTCGTCGTAGGCTTCGAGGATGATCCCCATCTGGCGCTGGTGTTCTTCCAACGCTCCGGTCGCCTTCTCGGTACTGGTCATCCAGTAGCCGAGCGCCACCGTCAGCCCGGTAATGATGAGGCCGGGGATGCCACCAAGCCCGGCCAGCACGCCGCGCAGAATACCCACGGCACGGGCTGCGCCGTTGACCGCCACCTGAAGGACGGCAAGGCCGGCTGCCGAACTCGTCGCAGCAGCCCGGGAAGCCGTCAGCGCAGCGTTCATGGCGATGAACTGCCGATCCAGCCAGGTCGCCTTGACTGCCGAACTGCTCAAGGCTACGCCGAGCGCGTCGTAACTTACCGCAGCGGCCCGAGCGCCCGAAGGGATCGGCTTGAACGAGTTGACCAGATTCAGGGCTGCGGTGCTTGCGGCTGCGAGGAAGCCCGGCAGTTTGTGAGCGACGATGATGCCGAAAACAAGGGCAACCTCGTTGCCGTACTTCGGCACTTGCGCGAGGATTTCGAGGAACCCGCCGACGACCTTACCTAGATTGGCGAAGAACGCCTGCCCGTCCTTACTTTGGAACTGTTTCGTGAGTTCGCGTAGCGCAGCCTGCAGCCCTTCCGTGAATCCGCCGTTGTCGAACGCCAGTCGTGCCTTCGCCACCTCGTTCTCGAACTTGCCAACGTCAGCCGCGATGTTCTGCAACGAAGCGGACAACTGCGGGCCAACAGACTTGTTCATCTCCGTGACGAACTTCGGCCAGAAGTCAGCCGGGTTGATCTGCCCGGCCTCCATCATCTTCATAAACTCTTGCGTCGTCTTGCCCATCGCCTTGGCAGCGATTTGCATGGCGCCAGGAATCCGCTCAGCGAACTGCTGTTTGAATTCTTCGGCCATGACCTGTCCTTTGCTGAAGGACTGGTTCACGCCGTTCATGGCGAGATCGACTTGCGCGGCACTGAGGTTGTAGACCCGGAAGGCTTCCGTCAGGCCGGTGAACACCTGTCGAACTTCTTTCCCGGACAGATCGGTTTCCTTCGCGGCGAGCGCCAACCCGCTGTAACTCTTCGCCAGGGTGACGAACGACACGCCGAGCCGATCAGCCTCATCGCGGACGAACTTCAGTTCCGCAGCCGCTTGCTTCTGGTTCCCGTCAGTGACGACGGTCAGTTTTGCCTTCGCCGCGTCGACCTGCATCGCTACGTCGAGCGCAGCCTTCATCTGGTTGATGGCCGCGTAGACGCCGACAAAACTCATTGCCAGGGCGATCATTTCGCCGTGCAGGCGTTGTGCCCACGTCATCGCCGCCCGCCCACGGTTCTCCAGGTCGCTCAGTGCGACTTCCGAGTTCTTCGCTTCACGGGCCAGTCGCGCCGAAGCGTTCGCTGTGCTGTTGTACGCGGTGGCCTGCCGGTTGGCCGAGGTTACGGTCGACGTGCCGAGCGCCTGCGAAATGGCGAGTTGCTGACGCTGTGTGGCTGCCAGTGCGTCCGACTTGACCTTGACGCCTTCAAGTGCGGTCTGGAACTGCTGTTGCGATGCAGCCAGCCGGGTAACGTCCGTGCCGGCATCGCGGGCAGCGTTACGCATCGTGTTGATGGCCTGCTGCATCTGCAGGTACGCGGCTTTGGACTGCTTGGCGATTTCCAGATTGGCGACAAGTCCAGGATCGGTCGAAGTCGCCTGCCCGTCGACCTTGGTGATCTTCGCGCCGCCGAGCGTTGATGCCTTGACTGCCGCCTGTGCCTGCAACCATGCGTCACGGAATCCGGCGAGATCGGTCTTGGCGTTCGCCAATTCTTTGAGCAGCCCTTGACGGATATTCGACCCGACCTTGGACAGTGCGATGCCCGCCTGTGTAGCGGTCGCTTCAACCTTCGTGAGTTCCTGCCGAGCATCGACGAGCGACTTCTCCTGCCGGTTCATCGCCTCGGCATTCTTGTCTGCCGCGTCCTTGAGTTTCGTCAGATTCCGGGCGGCTTCCCGGCCAGCCGATTCAACGGCCTTAAGTGATGCCGCCGTTCCGCGTTGCGCGGCTTCCGCTACCTTCAGAGCGACAGACGTGGCCTCCAGGGAAGTCCGCATGCCCGGCAGCGTGGTACTGATCTCTCGAATGCGGTTGATGTAGTCTGAGTATGCGGCTTTCGTTTTGGCGAGCGTTTCCGCCTGCGAACGCAACTTGGCGTCCGTCTTCTCGAAGTTGTCGAGTTGCTTGCTCGTCGGCTCGGCTGCCGACAGAATGGTGGCCGCGTATTCCTTCTGCTTCTGCCCGGTCTTCGCCAGTGCGTTTTCCTGACGACCGAGAGCGTCGATGAAGCCCTGCTCCTTGGACTGCCGACCCGCCAGTGCCGCTTCGCCCGCCTTGACAGCCTTGGCGAGTTCGGCGAACTGACCCTTGGTCGACTCGACGACCGACTTCTGCCCGGCGAGCGAGGATTTCAAACGGTCGGCGTCAGCGGCGAACTTGAGTACCGAGGCGTCGGCCTTGGCGAGTTCGGCGAACTGACCCTTGGTCGACTCGACGACCGACTTCTGCCCGGCGAGCGAGGATTTCAAACGGTCGGCGTCAGCGGCGAACTTGAGTACCGAGGCGTCGGCCTTGGCGATGTCCGTATCGAGTTTGACCGCCTCTTCGGCGATCTTGGTCAGGCCGTTCTCCAGCCCGAGCACGGCGGAAGTCGCCTTGAGCATCGACCCGGCGATCTTGTCGAGCGGGGACGCCCCGCCGAACGACTTGTTGAGCAACTGGAGTTGCGTGCCGAGTTGCGAAAGTACCGACCCGGTTTTGGTCGCGCCGGCACTGACGTTCGTTTGCGCCTTGGTCAAGCCCACGAAGGACGACGTAATGGCGTCGAGAGTTTTCGACGCTTCGTTCTTGGCCCTTACGACCAGTTCAACGTCACGATTTCCTCTAGCCATTGGTCAATTCCTTCAGGACTTTTTGTAGAGCCGCGTTGCCTTTCTTCGACATCACGGCGGCGCCGGCCAATTGTAACAGCGCAGTACGGCTGGCTTCCTCCTGATTCATACGTTCAACGACGATCTGGGCTTCTTCAAACACCATCCCGAGAGGATAGTGTCTCGCCGCTGCGTGACCGTGATCGAGTAGGAGGCTCACCTGACGACGAACCCCCCACACCCAACCGATCAGGTCTTCAGGCTCTCCAGGAGACTGGTCGTGCCTTGAGCCAGCCGAACGACCGTCTCCAGTAGCTTTTTTGGGCCACCGCCCGCCTCGAAAGTCAGGATGGCGATCTTCTCCAGTGCGTCGATCTGCACGGGGAAGGGCAACCGACCTGCGATCTCGGCGTCGTCCGGATCACCGGCAGCGCAGGCGATCAGTTCGGCGGCAATCTCGGGAGCAGACTGAAGGAGCGGTAGCGCGAACGCGGCGACCGTTTCGGTCGTCAGATCGCCCTGCTCGGTGAACTGCTGATACAGTTCGTTCAATCGCTTTCCGTGACGCTGTACGAGAATCGAAACGTCGTTGAGGCTCAAACCCCGGACGACGAAATCGCCGTCCGGGAGTTCGACTTTGGCTTCAGGGAGTCGCAGGGATTTGAGGCTCATCAGGCAGCCCGGCCATCCATGTAGACCGCTTCCAGCGAACCCTTCTTCAGGATTTCAATGGTGAAGGGGAGTTGCTGCCACTCTTCGCCCTTGACCGCGAAATCGCCGTTCGGGGTGATCTTGACCCACGGCATGAAGTAGTCGATCTGCGCGCCAGCCGGGTTGACGGCGATGTAGCGCATGGAGCCTTCGATGGTGGATGACTTGGAGATGATGCGGTCACGGGTGGAGGCATCGATGGTGTAATCGGCAGTCAGGTCGTCGCCGTTGGCCAGGGTGACGCTGGTTTCGAGGATGGTGAAGCGGGCCAGGTTGGTATCGACGAGATAGTCAACGCCGGAAACCAGGACGGTAGCGCCCTTCTTCAGCACGAACGAACTGATCTTGCGGACACCAGCCGGGTACGGCGCCGAAGTACCGAGTTGATAGCTGAAGCCCTTCTCGATGTCCGGATGCGACTCGCCGGCAACGGGGGTCGAGGTGACGGTAGTCTTCACGCTCTCGCCGAGGAAGAAGAGTGCCAGGTTTTCCGGCGAGATGTTGTCCGTGATGAAGGAACCCGCGTAGTCCAGTTGCAGGACGACCGATTGATCCTTGATGCGGATGCCACGGTCGGACGAGTAGTGGTCGAGGTTTTCCTGTTCGGCGCTGAAGGACAGTTCCGGCGTGTTGCCGAAATAGCGTTCGCCCCGGGGCGTTTGGGTGGACGGCAAGAACTGGCCGAAGTGAATCTCCCCTTTGCCCAAAGTGTAGTTGTTGCTCATGGCTTGTACTCCTGTTGAATTGTCGACAAAACGTTGAAGCCCCGGTCAAAGGTAGGGGTCTGACAGATTTTCTACCATTCCGAGGGTAATTCTCAACCAGAAATACGCTTTTCCAGAAATATCATCGGGCGGGCGTACCACTCCGGGCGAGATTTTTAGTTCGTGTACCCGACCGCCCATCCCGAGGATGTTGTGCTGTCGTTCACGCGGACGTTCGACGGCGAGACGCTTCTTCACGTCGGCCATGAGAATGTGGGCAGGGTCAGTCGGGTTCTGCGGATCGTCATCGACGAACCCCTGGATCAGCAGAACCCAAGGCCCGTTAGACGTTCCCGAGGCAGCCGCCATGCTGACGGTTCCCGGTTGCTCCTGCTCGATGGCTTCCAGAATGCACACCATCGGGATCGGGTCGTCCTCGCCGAACGACGTTCGGCCACGGAAGACCTTTCCTGACAGGTCGTTGGCGTACCCGTTGGCGGGCGTGATCTCTTCAAATGCAGCCGTCAGGGCTTTCAGAACTTGGAGACGGAAAGGATCGCTCACAGGTCTAGCTCCATCAATCGCAAAAATTCATTTTCCAGATAACCCGCCACCTCGTCTACCCGATCTTCAGCGACCATCCGCATCGCCTGATTCACTGACGGGCCGTAGAGCAGGTACAGATCACCTTCAAACCGGCGAACGAACTTCTTGTTCTTCCAGGCTTCGCCGGGCTTCAGACGCATCGCCAAGCCACGATTGCCGTTTGCCAGATTGATGACGAACGCCCGCGACATGGACTTCGACGCACCGGCAGCCACTTGAACGATAGCCGCCCGGCCTCGCTTCGGCGAGTTGGTCAGGAACCGGGCGAGCGAGGTTGGGCGATCCCGGCCTGCAATGACTCCTTCGAAGTCGCTGTTCGTCGCCCGCTTGACGACCTTCATGCGCTGCGCAAGGTAGGGTTGCGTGAAATTCAGACGCGACCGGATGTCCGACGAAAACCGGGTTCTCGCCTTGTCGACCGCAGCGTTGACCGCGATCTTCAAGTTGCGCGAGGTCTTGGCGTCAAGGTCGTTCAGATCGCCGAGATCGGACACGCCTTCGATGGCGATGAGGTAGGGCGTCATAGCGTCATCACCAGTTTGCTGTCGAGAATCTTGACCAGCTTGCCGCTGTTGATGTCGATCCTGAAGCCTCCCGCCTCGACAGCCTCCAGTTCTCCGACAAACTCTTCACCCGTTGGCCCGTAGAGAACACCCGTGCGAACGTCGACGACCAACGGATACTGCTGCCAGGTCTTGATCGCCGCTTGGCTCGCCTGCTGTCGACTGATCGAGTCTGCGCCCCGGACACCAAACGTTTGAGAGATCACCCCGGAAGTCGCCGCGTTGCTCTGTTGCGAGCCTGCGAAGGTCAGGTGAGTCGTGTTGTCCTGGAATATCTCCGCCCCGCTCGCCAGGTTGCCTTGCTGACTGTTAGCGAACCTGACGGCATGCGTCACCTTGATCGCTGCGGACGTGCAGACATTGGCCTGCGACACACTGGGACTGTCGACCTTGTGGGTCTGCTTTACCGCCCCTGTCGCCGCTTGTCCTGATTGATGGCTCGAACTCGCTGAAATGTAGTTCGTCTGATCTTGCGCGACATCGCCGGTCGATCCGAAGTTGTGCTGCTGGCTGCTGGCGACAGCGATCTTGTGCGTCTGCCGGATAGCCCCGGTCGACGATTGCTGCGCCTGCTGACTGTTGCTTACACCAACCTTACGGGTCTGCTGGATTGCGGCAGGGGACGCATGATCCGCCTGCTGGCTGCTGACGACCGCGATCTTGTGCGTCTGCCGGATAGCCCCGGTCGACGATTGCTGCGCCTGCTGACTGTCGCTTACACCAACCTTACGGGTCTGCTGGATTGCGGCAGGGGACGACCAGTTCGCTTGGTTGGAGGTCGAAGCTGCAACCTTGTGGGTCTGCTTAACCGTCGACGTGGACGCCTGATTTCCGGCAACGGCATAGGCGCCGAATAGCAAATGTGTCTGCTTGACCGCCGCCGTCGCCGCCTGATCGGCCTGCTGACTGCTGGCCCCCGAAATGAACGTATAGGACTGCTGGCTGATCGCCCCGGTAGCCGCATGGTTGCCCTGCTGACTGTTGCTCGCCGCGACCTTGTGCGTCTGCTTGATGGCCCCGGTCGACGCCTGATTGGCCTGCTGGCAGTTACTTACGCCGACCTTGTGCGTCTGCTTGATTGCAGCCGTTGATGATTGGTCGGCCTGTTGCGAAGAAGACGCCGCGACTTTGTGGGTCTGTTTGACGAGGCCAGACGCGGACTGTTCCGCCTGCTGACTGTTGCTCGCCGCGACCTTGTGCGTCTGCTTGATGGCCCCGGTCGACGCCTGATTGGCCTGCTGGCTGTTCGACGCAGTGACGTTTACCGTGCCGCCGCTAGTAGCGGCCGGAACTTGGAATTGCGCCCAATGGACGCGGACGTCTACTGGGGCAACTTGCGTAAAATAATCAGCGCGCAGGATCTGCCCTGCAGCGCCGTCGTCATCCCACAGGTCGGAGGCGCCCGAGACGCCGCGCGGCAGGTCGAACTGCGGGAAGTCAATCGACATGGCTTACCCGTGGGCGATCTTGCCGCCGCCGCGAACCGTGCCGGTGGTTGTCGTGCTCGCCAATTGAAGCGGGAACAGGCACGACGAATTGAAGATTTCCGGCAGGCCCAGGTCAGCCCAATTGAAAATCTCCTTCTTGTTGGCCAGCGGTAGCGGCAAGTCCATGCGCGGGCGCGTCGCCGTGACACCGAAGCTGCCAGCGGTGCCGGTCGTTGCCGAAAGCGTGATGCTGTCCACGTCGCGAATGTACTTGCCGGACGCTGCGGCAGGGATGTACCCATTGAGAGGAACCATGAGCGAAGCGCGACGGGTTGCGGCAAGCGAGATCGCTGACAGGTTGCCGCTGGTGCCATCGTTGTAGGTCACGCCGACCGTGGCCGTAACGGCGGTGCCGCCCGTGTCCGTGTACCACTCCAGCCACCACTGCACGTCGGAAAAGTTTGCGTCGCCCTTACGTTCGTCCAGATTGTACGTGGCGAGATTGGCATTCAGGTCGAGGTTGACGGTCTGTGCCGTTGTCATGGTGCCGGACAGCCCCCCCATGTGCATCAAGCGGTCATGGATCTCGATCGTGACGGCGCTGTTCGAGCAGACGGCGCTTGCCCATGCACCATAGCTTGTAGCCGGCGGCGTCTGCTGATTGAACTGAAACGCGCCCGTCAACGAGTTGTTACATACGGCTGCGGCGCCAGGAATGGCTCCCTGCCCGGGCTGGCCGGTTGCGCGCCAGAGGCTGTGATACTGACCGGCCGCCGTACTGGATAGCGAAGCCTTGTCGATGACCAGGCGCGAGGCATTGTTGCCGAGCGCGTCCTTGAGTTGATCGCCAGTGGAAATAGTCATGATTGCTCCTTATGCGATGGCTTCGAACTGCAGGCGAAGCGAGGTGTAGTCGGTGATCGAGTCGGCCTCGGCGCCTGAGAGCGTGGGCGTGTATTCGGCCGGGGAAGTGCCGGGGTGGTACGTCCATTCCGCGATGGTCGTCGTGCCCTGGCGCAGGCGGATGGTGATGCCGCCGCCACCGGGTGCCGAGAGCACCAGCGTGGGCAAGTGGCCGGTCGAGACAGCGGGATCCGCGAGATCGGCCAGGTCGAGTTCGCAGAGCGCGCCGACGGCCGTGGCGGCGATGTAAGTACCATCGTCGCGCACCGTCTCGCCGACCATCGGGTAAAGATCAGCACCGGAAGACGGCACCCAGCCGGTATTCGACAGGTCAGAGATCGGGCGGGCGATCTGGACGGCGGCGACGGCCCCCAGGGTTAGGTGGCGTGGTGCGAAAATCTGCCATGGGTTAGCTGACAGGCTGCGAATTTCGGCAATGGTCAGTGCCCGATTGAATGACACACCAAGAAAGAAAAGCCCGTCTGCCGATGTGAAAAGCTCCGTGTCTCCCTCCGTACCGAGAAAGCATAGCGGGTTCGACGACACGCCATAACCGGAGAGTCCGGTGTACGACCCGACGAGATTGCCATCAACGTGTAGCCGTTCGGTCGACTGCGATTCCCGGTTCGTGATGAGTACGTTCGCCTTCTCGCCAGATGGTGACGAGTAATAATTGAGATTGGTCGATACCGGGGTCCAGCCGACCGAGCGAACGGTATTGTTCGCGACTTGACAGGGGATAAGCACGGAGTTACGCCGAACGACAGAGCAGGTAGCCGAGTAGCGCCGGAATAGCGCGACGGTCATGAAGGCAAAAGCGCCGGACTGCGCGAACGAACCTACATCGTATCGGACGCTGCCCGAAATACCGTAGGCGCCGATCCCGAATTTACCCGCCTGCAATCCAATACCGCCAGAAGGTACGACGGTCGGCTTTCTTCCGCGCGCCGAACAGACGAGCAACTGTCGCGGCAAAAACGCATCAATGATGGCGCTCGCCAGCGGGTGCCGTTCGTCGATGCGGGCCGCCCACTGCGGCTGTTGGGTGCGCGCCCGTGCCAGTTGCATGGCTTACGCCGGCCCGAGGGTGCGCGGCTTGACCTTGAGCGACCAGCCGGCGCTGACCGTCTGTGCGGCGCTGACGTTATGGATGTAATACTCCGCCTCGGCCGGCAGGTCTTGCCCGAGCAGCGTCATGTATTGCGTCGTCGTGACGTTATTGACCTGGAACTGGCCAACGAACCAGACGGGCAGCGCGGACTCCGGCACTTCGGCATCGGCTGTGCCGTCGATGTTGAGCGGCCGGGCATAGAGCGCCAGCACGCCGCCCTCGGTCGGCGCTACGGAAAACGCGGCCGCCAGAACGAATTCGGCGTCCGGGTAGTTCGCGCCGTCCGCCGAAAGGCTGTAGGTCGCGTCGTTGGCCTGCTCCACGGCATTGGTGCCGATCGATGCCCCGCTGGCCTCCAGCGTCTTCTGCGTGCCCCACTTGACGATCGCTTCGCCGGCCATGGTCAGGCTGCCTTGATCGCCGGCATTTCCATGTAGCCGAGCTGGCCGTCGAATGCCGGAGTTGAGGGCGCGGCCTGCGTGCCGGCGCCGGTGGCCAGCGCCATCTCGGCGCGGGTGCCAAAGCGGGAGATGACCGCCTTGACGGCTGCCCAGCCGGCACTTTGCGTGGCGCCCGCAACGCCGGACGGCACATTCAGCAGCGCATCGGACAGCCCGGCGCGGATCGTCGCCTTGGCACCGGCGATGCGCTCGCGGCCTTGCAGCATGATCTGCAGGTTGATCTGCTTGGCCTGGCAGAGCAGCGCTCGGTTGGTGTAGGCCGCCGAGCCGTCCGGTGCATCAACCGGCGTCAGGTTGGCCCAGGTGATCGCGTCGAAGACCTCATCGGCCGGCACGCTGGTGCGCCAAATCCAGGTGGTGGTCGGTGCGTTGAACCAGTCGGCCAGGGCCATGTCGTTGCCGGCGGCGATCAGCGCGGCGGCGGTCTGGTCGGCCATGGCCAGCGCCTTGAGGGTGGTGCATTGGGCGGGAGTCAGCATATTCAATTCCTCGGGTTATGGGCCAGCGCTGCGGCCCGGTCGGTAAAGCGGCGAACGTCGGTCACCCGCAGGTGCCAGACGCGGTATTCGCCCTGGAAGAGCAGGCCGCCATCGAGGGCGGCGCGGCGGGGCGGGATGTATTCGACGATGCGAACGCAGCGCCCGGGCCGCTGCTGGGCGGTACCGAAGTGGGGAATGAGGCCCCGGCAGCTACGGCTGCGCCGTGTCCATAGGTATTGGCGGCAGCCGCCCTCGACCCACAGCGCGACGGCGACGATCAGGCAGTTGCGCATCGGGCGCGCACCCTCGACCACGACCGCCACCAGCCACAGCGTGGCGAGCACCAGGCCGATGGTCAGCACGCCGGCCAGCCACAGCTGCAGCGCGAAGGCGTAGAGGGCGCCGAAGGACAACATCAGATCTGCAGCCACAAATCGTTAAGCGCCGGGCTGGCCGGCGCGGTGCTGGAGACGGTGATGGCCTGGCCGAGATCGACCCACGCCGTACCGTTGCACCAGTACGGGTGCCCGTCGGTCGTCAGCCGCACGACGACGCCGGCCAAAGCCGTCGTCGGCGTCGGCAGCACGGCGACGGCCGTGACCTGGTCGAAGCCGAGCGAGCGCATGGATCAGGCGTGAACCGTGACGCGCAAGGCACTTGCAGCCGGCGCAACGGCACAGCTGACGGTGATCGTATTGGCCGAGGTCGCCGTCCAGTCGACCTGCACCGCCACGTCGTCGGCATTCTGGCGGAACGACACCGTCACGTCCTTGGTATTCAGGTTGTGCGTGATCACGTAGCTGGTCGCCGAGCCGTCACCGAAGTTGGCGGCGTACTTGCGCACGACGACGGCGGTATCGATCGCCACCGCATCTGCGGCGACCGAGATACCGGTACCGGCGCCGACGTTGAAGTCGTTGCCCGACAGCGTGAGGCCGTTGCCGGCGGTGTAGGCCGAGCCGCCACCGAACTGGGCGAAGCTGAGCGCCGTGCTGCCCAGGGTGATCGTGCCGGTGGTGTTGCACACCCAGCGCGTGCCCCCGTTGGTCGTGCCGTTGCCGACGAAGACGGCGGCGCCGTTGATCTCGTTGGCGCTGTCGGCATCCGTCGCCCGGGTCGGCGCGCCGGAGGCATTGACGGTGTAGATCCCGTTTTCCGTGGCGGTCGATTGATCCTTGATCAGGATGCGGTCATTGGTCGCCAGCGTGACGCCATCGACCGTCGAGCCGTTGGCAAAACTGGAGGCCAGCGTGCCGGCGGCGGTGGTGGCCACGCGTACCTCGTCCTTCCAGGACATGCCGGCGACCTTGTCTTCGACGAACTGCTTGTTCGCGGCATCGGTGCCCGAAACCGGCGTCGCCACGTTGGTGATCTTGAAGCCGCCGGCCGAGAAGTCGGCGGTCGGTGCGGCCATCTGGTCGAGCCGGTTGGTGCGGACGGCGGTGTTGAAGTCGCTGATCGTCGCCGCCAGCTGCGTGCCGGTATGGTTGGTGCGTGCCAGCGGGTCGGCGGCCAGGTTGGCGAGCGGGATCCCGGTGCGCTTGGTCGCATCCACCGGGATCCAGGCGCTGCCGTTCCAGAAGTACGGCGTCAAGTTGACCGTATCGTGGTAGATCTGGCCGGCAACCGGCGAGCCGGGCGCGGATGCCAGGTTCTGAACCCGGGCGTTCTGCAGCTCGTTCTTGTTCAGGTCGAGATTGACGAGGTGCTTCATGGTTTTCTCCTCAGTTCAGGTAGGCAGCACCGCCAAAGGCGCCGTTGAAATGGACGATGACCTGGTTCGCCGAGATGTACTCGACATTGCCAACCACGGTGCTGCCAGCGGAATCGACCACCGTCACCGAGGGGTAACGCCCCAGGCCGTGATTGATGATCCAGTCGGCGGCAGGTACCGCCTGAATATGCGGGTAACTGGCGCCCGAAAGGCCGGGAGGGCCGGGCTCGCCCTGGAGGCCCTGCAGCCCCTGCGGCCCGGGCAGGCCCTGCTCGGCCACCTCGACCAGCTCGAAGGTATGGACCGGCAGCTCGATGACGGTCGGCTCGCCCGGCGCCTCGATGACCAGGTATTCCGCCGCGCGCAGCTCGATGACTTCTGCGCTCATTCGTTTTCCTCGACCAGCGCCAGGCTGCCGCGCAGCAGCAGCGATTCCTTGCCCAGCGAATTGGTGAAATAGAGCCGGTAGCGGGCGCGGGTGCCGGCCAGCTGGGTGTCCGTCTCGTCCAGGTCGATATCGACCGTGCCGGCAATGCCCCCCAGCACAATATGCCCGGAGGCCGTCGAGAACTCGACCGGTGCCTGGTCGGCGTCCAGCGGGTTATCGATGACCAGGCGCGCGCTGCAGCCGGTGAGGTCGACTGGCGTCTTCTGCGGCCCGGCCTTGTGGGTGTAGCCCAGGTGCCAGGGCAGGCCCTTGACCATCGCGTTGTGATCGCGCAAATCGAAACGAGCGCCCAGAGCGGCCATCATTCGTCCTCTGCGCCGTCGCTCACGACCTGCGTCGCAAACGCCAGCGGAAAATAGCCGAAGCCGTCGGTAATCAATGGCGCCGGCGGATCGATGGCGCGCACCAGGCCAATGCAGCCGGGGCAGCGCCAGCCGTCCAGCGCGGCGACGACCTCGGCCAGCAAGGGTGGCGCCTCGTTGCGCACCGCCTGCGCGCCGACGTTCTGGCGGGCATTCTTGACGACGACCACGACCAGCCAGATCTCGCGCCAGCGCGAGCTGCTGCCGTCGTCGTCGGACAGCGGCTGATAACTGTGCAGCACCACATGCAGCGCCGGCGTTACCTGCGACTTCTCTTTAACGCCCGCCAGGTCGGCGGTCGAGAAGACGTTGTCGCCCGCCGTCGGGCACTTGGCCTTGAGGCGGGCTTCGATCAACGGGCCGGCGTCGAGCAGGGCCATGTCAGCTTCCGGTAAAGGGCGAGGTGCGGCGCCCGGTGACGATCTCGACCAGCCCTTGCGCGCTGGTTTCGGTCGGCGCGGCGGCAGCCTCGAAGCGCATGCGGCCGGCGGCAATGGCCACCAGCAGCGCCCGCGCCTTCTCGGCACGATCCGTCACCACCTTGGTCGGCGACTCGTCATAAAGCGATTCGCGCGCCAGATCGCAGGCGATGCGCGTCAGCAGCTCGGGCACCGGCACCATCGGCAGGGCGTAGCGCCCGACCAGCGCGGCGTCGATCTCGGCGTCGGCATCGCCCAGCGCCCGCGCCACCTTCTCGGCGTCGATCTCGCCCGTGCCATCGACATCGGCCACCTGGGCGACGTCGCCAAAACGGGAAAGCAGCTCGGCGAGGGTGGCGTAGGCCATGGGTTACTCGACCTCTTTTTCTTCGCTGACCAGCGGAATGACGACCAGCAAGGGCTCGGCCAGCAGCGCCTCGATCTGCTCGGCGGTGAATTCTTTAACCGCAACAGTCACCTCTTCGGCCGGCCAGGCGCGACCGGCACGACGAAACCCGGGGCGCAGCGACTTGATTACCAGATGGGACGGCTTGATTTCTTGATCCTGTTTTGATTCTTCGGCTTTGGATTTCGGGGGCATGGCAATCTCCTGGTGGTTAGGTCAAACGCTCAAAAAAGCCCCCTCTCGACGAAGGGGCTCGGGTTCAGCGTTCGAAGGCGATTAGCCGAGGCGCGGATCGACGATGAGATTCACCGCCTTGTAGTTGGTGTTGCTTTCGCCGGCGGCCAGGTATTCCTTCATCAGCAGGGCTTCGGCCTCGACACGGCGGCTGGGGCCGCAGACCAGGTGCGTGACGGTCACACCAAGCACCGAGCCATCGGGCCGGCGCTGCGTTTCCATCCCCAGGCGACCGGCGTTGAAGGCCGTCGCGTCGAGCGTCGCCTTGGAGCCGTAAGCCAGCTGATGGAAGCCGAAGCCAGCCACGTAGCGGCCGTCGGCGCCGTAGAGGAACTCCTTGTGCATGAACACGTACTCGGAATCCGGACGGGTCAGCGACACGAATTCGGCCTTCTTGCGCTCCTGGAAGATCAGGGGCTTCATGAAGGCGCGCGAGAGGTCCATCAGGAACCAGGGAGCACCCGCACCGCCGCCGGTGTTGCTGTAGGCGGTTTCGGCGCCCGCAGCGGTGTAGCCGACGTGATCGGTATCGAAGAAATACTGACCGTCGAAGCCCAGCGTCGAGAAGCCCTGCGGCAGCAGCCCCCAGACCAGTTCGTCCGGATGGCGGGCAACGACCTCACCCTGCATCGACAGCATCGGCGTGTAGATGCCGAGCTTGTCGTCTTCGATGGCTTCGCGCTTGACGCCGATAGTGTGCTCGTAGGTCTTGTTCTTGAGCTGCGCGGGGCTCGATTCCAGGTTATTGATCTGGCGCTGGCCAACCCATTCGCGCATACCCGGCAGATCCTTCATCCAGCCGTAATTCTCGGTATCGGCCGTCGAAGGAACGCGCATGGCGACCAGGTCGAGCGAGGGCTTGACGGAGCCAAGACCTTGCAGGAAGGCAGCATTGAAACCCTGTTGCAGGGCCAGCAATACGGGGGCGGTAATTTGCATGGTGACTCCTTATTGACCGATCTTGACCCAGACGCCATCCGCATCGACGGCGATGATCTTGCCGGCGACGGAACGGGTGCTGGAGCCGTTGGTTTTGGCGACCGTCTGGTCGTCGACGATGTAGCAGTCGGCACCGACGTCGGCCTGGGCGATCAGATCGCCGGCAGACGAGTTGCCGTACTTGAAGGTGCCGCGCTTGACCTGCACCGAGATGGCGCCGTTGGCGCCGCCGGTGTTGTCGGCCGTTTCTTCGAAGCGGCCGACGGCGATCAGGCCAGTGGCGACCGTGCCCGGCGCGGCATAGCCGGCGTTGAGCACGGCGATCCCGCCCTGGAGGGCCTTGACGTTGGTCTTGACCGGGTAGCCGACCACATCGCCAGCGCGTTCAAGGGTGTTTCGAGCAGCGGTGAGTGCAGCCATGGTTCAAGCCTCCTGTTTGCCGGTGGCGAACTGTTCGGCGGTCAGGCCCAGGGCCTTCATCACCGCCAGGTCGGCGCCAGTAGATTGATTACCCTTGCCGCCGAGATCCTTGCCGTCGGACTGCATGCCACCCAGTGCGGCGATGGCCGGCGTCTTCTCGACGTAAGACTTGAGCGCGGCGAGGTTGGATTTGCCCAACTCGACCGCCCATTCCTTCTGGGCCGGCAGCAACTTGCCGGCGGTCAGCGCAGCCTCGACCACATCGGCCACTTCGCCGTCGTTGAGGCGCGAGGTGAGCGAAGCCACCTGCGTCTGCAGCTGCTGCATGGTCTCGACCGGCACGAACTTGGCCGGATCGGGCGACTGCGCCTTGAGCGCCGCCACCTGCGTATTCAAACCGTCGGCGGAATCCGCCTTGGCTTTCAGCGCCACGGCAGCCGAAACGGCCTCCGCTTCGCCGGTGTTTTCCGCCAGGCCAAGGGCGGCCAGCAGCTTCTTGAGGGTTTCGTTCACGGGGGGGTCCTCCTCGGTGGAAAAATCGTTAAGCGCCGTCAGGGCGACGGCGGCCATGCCGTGCAGACCAGGGTTATTGGTCAGCGCGGCCATGCGCAGATCGAGCACCTCGCCGGTGGCGCGGTCGTATTCGAAGACAGGGGAAATGAACTTGTATTCGCCGTCGGCGATATGCCCGGCCGCAGCCGGCGTCCAGTCGACACTGGCGAACAGGCCTTCGCCGTCGCGCCATTCCAGCGCGCGGCCGGCAAACCAGCCGGCAGCCGGCGCGGGCTGGCCGTTCTTTTCAGAAAACAAGGTCTGGTGCTCGTAATCGATCACCAGCGGATTGGCGCGAGCGGCCACCCTGGCGATCAGCCGGGCAGCAATCGCGCCATCAATCTTCCAGTGCGGGGCATCAGCCGGACGACCGGAGCCGTCAGCCGCGCGAAACGCACCGGCCGGCAGCAGCTGCACCGCTTGCCCGGCGGCAGGGAGCGCCGCAGCCAGCGCAGCAACAGAGGTCTTTGGTTTTGGATTCGCCATGCCGCCGATTGTGATCGGCGGGGGGCGCGTCGGTCAGGGGAAAGGGCTTGGACGCCCTTGCGTAACCGGAATTACATCTAAGGCAGCGCCTGCGTGATCGAAATCACCTGCACGGTGTCACCGGACAGCACCGCCTTGCACCACCAGCTGCCGCGTACGAATCCGCCAAAGCCATTCTTGGCCCGCCCGAAAATCTGTCCCTGAAACTCGGAGGCGCTTAGCGGAACACCTTCGAACCCCTCGACCTGCGCAGAATCCGGGTCGCGCAGGACAGCCGTCCAGGCAGTCACGCAGGCACGGCGCCCATTTTCGATGATTACACGACTTTGGGCCGCGGCAGCCGCTGCACTGGCAGCCTGCGCGGCCGCCTTGGCCGCTGCTGCCTTGGCCGCATCTTCTGCCAGGCGCTGCTCCGGCGTCAGCTTTTCTCGACGCCAATACTCTGCCGTTGCTGCCTTGGCCTGGTCGCGCCTTTCAAAATATCCGGAAACAGCGGAAATTGCAGCAAATGCCAGGATGGCCAGCAGGATCGTGAGCAGTGCAGCCAGCGCGCGCATGAACGGAGACTTTTTTTCGAAAAACATGACGCCCCCAAAAATTCAAAAGGGATAGTGTGCGCCGCTTTCGTTTTCCCTGCAAACACGGGATCGAGCGCGACAGGTCGACGCTGCTAAACCGCGAACCTGCTTTTGCTCGACCGCCATACAACCAACAATGCCGCCACGGCTTTCATTAACGGTAACTTAACGCGGGTGTTTTTTGCCGGGAATACCAGCGCCCCACCTGACCCCTAAAATCGATTACAGCGCGATTGTGAAGGCCGGCCAAAAAACGGGGGTTTTACTTTCCGAGCGCCTGCTCAAGAAAGCGGTCGAGAATTTCCAGCACCTCGGCTTCGTCGCTGGCGGATAAACCGAGAAACGGACGGGCTTTGATGTTGCCTTTTTTGTCACCGAATTGATGCACCGCCGCGCCGCCTTCCCATTCGCCGGCAAAGCGGTTGGTGCCGATCTCGACACTGTTGCGGCCAGCGAGCTGGTAGCGGATCGTGTCTTGCAGCACGCCGGTCGCAACCAGGGGCTTTTTGGCAATGAAAGCGCTGGCGCCCTTCTTGGTCATGCGCCCGGTCTTGGCGCTGTAGGCGCCGCTGATCTCGGCCAGCCGACCCAGCACGGTGGCCAGCGCGTTAGGCTTCC